GGATCAGAGGGGTCAAACTCCTCCCATCCTTGTTCCATATCTTCCCTCGCTTCCATCCACGAGATAGCAATCTTTTCCCCATGTCTGGGGTGGCGAAGGTAGATATTGGACATATTACGAGACGGTAAAGTTGAGCATGTAGACCGGGAACGTGACAGTGTTGGCAAGCGTGCCCGTTGCCGCAGCGCGGATACGGAGACGATCACCGGCTGCCACCACCAAGTTGGCTGCCGTGCCGTTCAGCGACAAAACGCGTCGGGCATTAGCAGTCAAAGCAGTGCCACCCGTTGACTTGGTGGTGTTGGCATCGGTCGCCGCCAGCATCGCTGCGGTGCCCGAACCAGACGTACCAAGATTGGTAACAGTAAACGTGATGTAGTTAATATCGCTTGCGGCCAGCGCATCAACGCCTGAGAACCACGCAGCCGACAAAACGCCCGACACCGGAGCGATGACGAACACGTCAGCGTTTCCGGTCGTAGCAATCGTTGCGCCCTGCTGCGCTGCGCTAAACCCGCTACGCACGTTGGAATTAACGAGCGTGGCTGAGTCAAGCGAGCCGTTGATAATCGCCTGATCCGCAAAAGCAACACCAATCGCCTGTGTATTAGGCATATCAATACCCCTTTAGGTGGTGCCCCCGGCGGGTTGCCCCGCCGAGGGCGTTGCTATTACGAAATGCGGTAGCAAGTCCAAGCAGCGTCGCCGGTCTTGCGAGCGCGGAAGTGGCCCGACGTACCGTCAGCAACCACAGCCGAACCCACAAACGTCCAGCCGGTGCCCGAGAAGGTCACATCGTTTGCTCCGTTGTCACCGAGATTGATGCAAAAGAAGTCGAACGTGCTACCCACGCGAGCGCTGCTGACGGCGTCGTCCACGTCAGCGGCAGCCGCCAACGAGTACGTGCCGGCGTCCGTGCCGCCCGAATCAACCGAGAAAACACCGTTTTCAAGGTCAGCCACAGCGATAGTGCCAGTCGAGCCAGCGTAAGCCGTGACGGCGTTAAGAACGCCCATCAACGGCTCGGCAGCATTACCGGCGCCTACTTGATAACCACCAGAACCATTAGGAAGTGCCATATTTAGTTACTCCAAAAAGATAGGTTAATCATTAGCCCCAGAGGCGGACAGCCATCTGCGGACGGATCACCGAGTAGCCATACAGCACGTCGATACGGCACGGCATACGGTCGTTGTTGATGTCGTACTGACGAACAACGCGCATGGAGACACCGTTGTGGACCTGACGCGAAGCCATGTCAACGCCCTGCGGGAGCAGGAGGTCAGCCGTGGCAAACGCAATCGCGTCGCGGTGATACACGAGGTTCTGCGGGTACTGGCTTGAAGCGCCACCCAAGAACGTCACAGCGGCGCTGTTCTGCGGGAACGAATCCACCGTCGCAAGCGCATTGCCAGAAGTGTAAATCGCCGGAGCAATCTTCACGTTGGTGAACGCGCTGGCAGCAGCAGTGATGTCCTCAGTGACCACGAACTGCTGGAGCGAGCCAGTCGATTCGCGGGTCTGCGGGTTGACAGCGAACACGTTAGCAATCGTGAACACGTCGCCCTTCTTCAGGGTGTTGCCCGTCGTTCCGTTGAGCGTAATGGTCGCCTGACCCTGCGTAGAAACCGTACCGTTCACCGTGATGGTGCCCGTGCGGCTGCCGGTCGTGAACTGCTTGATTGACTGCGACATGGCAAGTTCGTCGTAACCGAGGATGCCTTCGCCCATCAAGCCGCTCTTGAACTGCTTGCTGATCGTGGACACCGGGTTGAACAAGCCCTTCATACCTTCCACGAGCGCGGCGTTAGCAGCCGGGTTCACGGTGGCGTAGCGGGGCGACATACCAGCAGCGGCTTCGTTCAACTTCTGCTGCGCCTGCAACAGAACGAGCGAGGTGCCCGGAGTCGTGCCCGGAGTACCAACCGACTGGTAGATGCTGTTGAACGAGTTGGCAACGTCAGCGTCGATGCTGGAGGCCAACTGGCTGATACGCGGCTTCAGCACGCGCTCGGCAAAGTCGTCCAACTGCATCGTCATTTCGGCGGTCGTGAAGTTGACGCCGATGTGCTTCTGCGAGGCAACCGTCAAGGTCGTGAACTGCTCGTTGTCGTCCTGAACTTGCAGGGCGGCACCGTCCGTCACAAGAGCGCGGTCCGGCAGACGGATACGCAGCGTGGTGCCGATCTTGGCGCCTTCGACAGCGTACGAGTCGTCGTACTGGCGGTTGACGTTGCGGGTGATTACAAGGTTGTTCTCAAGAATTTCGAGAGCCTTTCTCGTAATCATATCAATAGTAAGAAGTGTATTAGCCACTTTCGTGTCCTCAAAAAGATGTTAGCGGTTACGCGCTTCCCACTGCTTAATCTGTCGCTGACGCTCGCGCTCGATCCACTCTGACGCACTCATGGCCGCAATGGACCGTGGGTCTGTCGTATCGTAGACCGGAGCGCCAGTGCCTTTTGCCGTGACAGGCTTAATAGGCGGGGGCGCACTGGTAGTCTTCTTAACCGGGGCGGGACTGTCGGCCATTTTGGCCTCAATCTTCCCGATTTCCTTAGCCTGAAGGAACTGCGGTAAGCGGGAAATGCGCTCGGCTTCCTTCGGATTAGACCCCAGAAAGTAGGCTATATCTGGCCCCAAATCTGACGCCTGAATCGTCTGTGCCATCACAGTCGTGATCGGCAGCGAGTTGTTGTACGCGACTTGCTCGAAGTCGTCGTACTTGTCACGCGCCGCTTCTTCACGCTCGTGATACGCCTCTAGGAGAGCCATCTGCTCCCGCTCTGCTTCGCGTCGGGCGAGGAGTTCCGTTGCTTTGCGTTCGGCCAGAGCCTCGGCATAAGCCTCGGGGTCTTCGTCTCTGCTAGGCAGTGCGGCTGGCTCAACCGGGGTCGATTGCGCCTTTAGCACCTGCTCTCTTTCCCAACTCTTACGCGCTTTCCTTAGTCTTTTATCAATGACTTTATCCAAATCATCTTGTGTAAAGAGTTTTGGTTCAGTCTTCTCCGGCTCCGCTACCTCGGGGGTAGCATCTACGGTTTCCGGGGCTGCCGTAGCCTCGGGTTCCGACACGGCCTCTGCCGCTACAACTTCAGGGACTTGATTTTCGTCCGACATAAACTTCCTTACGGAAACCTGGTGAACCGCACCAGTACGGTCAAACTTTAACTTACAAGTTGCGTCAGCGCAACATTAAGCCGTAGTGCTATCGGTAATCAGGCCCGTGTTTGCAAGCGCCGTCAGCAAAGATGCGAGGGCTGCGTTACCGCCACGGGAGCCAGTAACCGTTTGCTTGACGACAGCGTTTGCGCCATAGAAGCCCATCGTATTTGGGCCAATCGTGAACTGCTTGAGGCTGGCGACCCAAAACTGTTGTTCGTTCAAACCAAAAAGCGCGTACACGATGTCATTGGCGCTGCCTGCGGTCAGGTCAGCCGCCGAGCCGACAAACCAACGATCCGGGTTCAACTGGATGCGAATCGTGCCTTTAAGTTGGTCGATGTAGTTAAAGGCGTTACCAACCACGTTTAAGTGGCGATAGTACGTGCTGTTGTCGATCAGATCGTACAGGATGCAGTTTTTGACGATGCTTCGAGCCGCGCCGACAACGATAGTGTCGGTCACTGAACCGGCAAAGCAGTTGGAAATCTCGCTCATAGCGATAGCGCCAACCGTTACCGGGTTAAAGTTTCCGGCCAGTGTCGTGTCGTGCAGCGAAAAGTGCAAACCGCCAACAGCGCCCGTCTTGATTCCGTTGCCGAAGTTGCCCTCGAACCATGCGTTCTTAATAGACGCAACGGCGTAACCGATCTCATCGTCCATCGTCACGTCGTAGTAAATACCGCCCGTGCCAGTGTCGCCCGAGGTGCCGTTAAAACTAATGTCGGTGCCGACGATATGCACGCCAGAGGCTTGCTTGATGTACAAGCCCCACTGGCTGTTACCGCTAAACTGACCGCCGTAGAACGTCACCAAGTTGCTGTAGACGTTATCGGCAGACTTTTCGCAATAATAGCCGAACAGGTTTGCTTGAAACGTGCAGTCGTACACGTCAAACACCAAGCCGCCACGGCAATACAAACCGTAGTTGCAGTTCTCAATAAAGACGTTACGCAACACCCAGCGCCCATAGTTAGTCGCTCGAAGGCCGTTGACGTTGCCGACGCTGTTGCCGTCAATCTCAAGGTCAGAGATTTCGCTGTACGGCTCCAACATGGACGCGATGCCTGAGAAGTCCAGCACAGGCGTGGCGTCAGAGCCAAACTTGCGAAGGACGGTGGATCGCTTGCCGCTGCCCTTGATGTTGACCGTGATTGGATTCGTCCAGTTGCGAACAATCGAGGTCACGCGGTAAGTGCCAGGCGGGAAGTACACCGTACCGCCACCCGCACCGTACACATAG